CGGCATCGTTATCCCAACTGGGATTGAACCCAGTGATGATTGCGCCGCCATCGTAGACCAGTCCAGTGGTCGGGCTAGTGATCGCAATATCGATGGCCGTACCGCTGGGGGTTGCTTCGCTGAACTGATGCGCCAGCGTCAACCCCACTGAATGACTGCTGAAAATGGTGGCCGATCCAGTCACCGTTGGGCGGCCAGCGATAGCGCTGGTCACCGCTGCGTTGATCTGGGTGATGTCCACCGCATTTTTTGCCGACGTGATGCGGCAATTGGTAGCCAGCGCTTCGGTAGCGCCGAAGAAAATCGTAGTCCCGTTCGTCAGTTTCGCAGCCATAGTCAGCCTCCAGTAGCCCAGACGGTGTAACCCTGCTGAATGGCTCGGGGTCCGTCATCATCCCCCGAACCATCCTCGATGCGTTCTACGTCCTCGCTGGTCAAGTAGCCGCACGCGATGGTGGTGCCACTTGACGTGTATGCAGTGTTAGTGTCCAGCGCTGCGCGCACGGCATCGGCCACGCTCCGCGCACTGCTCATTGTGTCCGCGATCGTGGTGACCGTGATCGTGAACGTATGCAGCGTCTGTGAGCCGCCGAACGTGCGCACGGGTTCGCGGGAATCCACGCTGTAGACCAGCGCTGGGAGGGTGGTCCCCTCCCGTCGCCATTCGGGGCTGATTCGGTTCCCGACCGCAGCCACCTGGGCGTCCAGACGTGCGAATAGCGCCTGTTCGATGGTCATCCCTTGACCTTCAGCCCTTTCTTCCTGCATTCGATGGCAAACGTTTCTTCGATGGCATCCGCGAACTCGCGTTCGAAACGCGATCGGGGGAACTTCGCAGCCATTTTTTCCTGCGTCTTCCAGTACAGCTTGTTTAGGGGTCCGGCCAGCCTGGCGCGGTACGCACGGTTCACCTTGACCCCAGTGGTGGCGACAATCAGCCCAGCGCGCACGTCGGCGCTGTGGATAATGGCTCGGGCGATGTCCTTACGGACCTTATCCGTGGGCCGCTTCGGGCGCTCGGCCAGCCACAACTGCTTATACAGCGCTGCCGCTGGTTTCATCACCTTCCGTCCCAGCCGCTTCGCCAGGTTCCTGCCGACGTTCAGGGGCAGGTGCCGCAGGACATAGTCCATACGCTTGACCTGCTCGATGAATCGCGGGTCGGAATCGGCGTTCGCCAGCAGTCCGAATTCGGTAGCCACGGCCATCTTGCCGACCTGCCGATCGAAGTAGGCAGCCAGGTTTCGCTGGTGTACGGGGTTCATTCGATGATTTCCCGCGCTTCGATATTGAGTTCAATGCGCCGCAGGCCGACATCGTTGACTCCCAATACCTCCAGCACTCGATCCGACCGCCCCGTTTCCTGCAGCAGCAGTCGGGACTTCGTGGTGACCGAATCCAGCCAGGGCAGGGCGATCCGGTAGGTAACTTCGCCACGGGCGACGTCCACGGTTTCGAGCTGTGAAGGATCGGCAGTCTCGATATGCCCCAGCACGGTCGCTGCCGTAGTCCAGGTCTTCGTGGACTGCCCGTATGAATCGACGCTGGTGGTGTAGTTCTGCACGGCAAACTGATGCCGGAACATGCCACGGGGCGTCATACCACGGGCCTCTCGTGCATCAGGGCGACCAGCATCTGTGCTGCCTTGCCCTCGATGGCGCTGGTGCTGTCACCGCGGTCTGCATACAAACGGGTCGCCAGTTCCAGCACTGGAAGGATCGAGTGTGAATCCTCAGCCGTTGACCAGAACAGCGTGACTGGGCGCTCGGCATCCTCAGGCACGATCAGGACGGTCCTGTCGCCTTCGTAGTGAATGTCCAGCGGTACCTGCGTCAGGCTGCCGGATTCGGTGTAGTACGGCAGTGCCAGCGGCGTCAGCACCAGTGGCTGAGGGTACGGGTAGAACGGCACTTCCCCTTCCTCACTGATCACCGCGGATCGGACCACCTCCAGCGCGGAAACGCCAGTGGAAGCCTCCCAGACGCGAATGGCAGCAGGAAGCAGGATCGTGCTGATGTAGGAATCATCCGCGCTGTGGTAGATGCGCGCATGAGCCTTGAAATTAGCCAGGGTGATCAGTGCTGCTGCCATCGTCAACCTCAAACGGGGCTGGGGGTTTTACCCCCCAGCCCCGCGGAATGGAGTCCTGCGGATCAAGCCTTGTTGACGATCACGCCGCCAGCGCGCTTATCGATGATCTGGGCATCGGAGCGCATCGAACTGCGGTAGTGAGTGATGCCGTTGACGCTGCTGGAGTACGGGTCCACGATGAACGTGACTTCCTTGCGATCGACGATGCGATACGCACGGGCCAGGTCACCGAACCAGATCTGCAGACGGGCAGACGCGGCATTGTGGACGTCAGCGAATTCGCTGATGTAGACCGGGCGACCCATCAGCATGCCCGTGGCGCCGTTCTGGAGCATCATGCCCTGCATGCCGTCGTACATGTAGTTACCCGTGGTCGCTGCCTTCTGCTTCAGCAGGAACGCCCAGGTCGCCTGGTTCATGATCCAGCTGCCGTTCTGGGAATACCCAGTCGGAACCAGATTGAACAGGTCGATGACGTCATCGAAGTCCACCGTATTCGCGGTAGCGCCCGTCTTCACGACGTGCTGCCAGTCCGAGTCGCTGTACATGATGCCCTGTTCCTGGGCTGGGGAACCAGCAGCGCCAGCGCCAGTGATGTGACGCTGGGCGCGGAACTTGCCGTGGGCGCGCGCGTGATCCGCAACCACTTCTGCCGCCACGTCGATGTCCGAATCGAACAGCAGTTCTTCAGTGACCGGGGTGGTCGCCGTCGCCTTATACGCAGCGAACGTCTTCAGGATGGTGGTGAAGTTCGATTCGGTGTAGGCCACCGTTTCGCCCGTCGCCGCCACAGTGGTACGGGAATCGATGACCGGAAGCCGCAGGGCAGCCGGGACCGTCTGCACGGTCGCCAGCATGCGAACCGGGTCAGCCCAGTCCAGCCACTTGACAAACTCGCCCGTCATCACGGACTGGGGAACCGTGTTTCCAGCGGTAGCAGCAGTACCAGCCGTCAGCGTGGTGCGCAGTTCCAGGTTGCCGCTGCCGGACTTGCCACGGGTCGCGAAGAACTTCGAGAGTTCCGCGTCCTGGCCGCCACCGCGCTTTTCAGGGCGGATGACCTGTTCACCAGCCAGCTTCAGGCCGTCCAGGCGACCACGGACAGCCATCTGGCTAAGGGTGGCGTCGATGGCGCGGATCTCCTCTTCCACGGCATCGAAAGACTGCACAGCCTGCGGGGTTGCTTCCGTCGCGTAACGCTCGGCGTCAGCAACAAGCTGCGCGCGCTTTTCAGTCAGGGTCTTCACGTCCATCGCTTCAGTTCTCCTAACCGCAGCCGTAGAAAACGCCCCACCAGGGCGTTCTGTTGTGCGAAGCCTCGGACGCTGGCTGCGGTCGTGGCGTAAGCCGGGCTATGAACTAGGGACACTTCGAACAGGCGCGCGCGGGTCACGAATCGCTTGCCGTCGCGCCATTCGTCTTCGTCGGCCATAAAGCCGAAACTCATGTTCTGGTAGATGCCGTCGCGCAGCAGGACGCGCATGTCCTGACCATCGCGCGTATCAGGCAGGCGCGCAGCGAACCGGACGCCTTCGTCGGTTTCCTCCAGCGACAGCGTGCTGGATCGAGTGTCGGCCAGCACTCTTCCCCCGTCGTGTTCCACCAGCAGGCTGACGTTTCGCGCGCCCAGATCCGCGGAGAATGCGCCGCGCTGGATCTGCTCGATGAACGGCAGCGGTTCGCTGTCTGCACCGTAGGGGATAGCCAGACCGCTGACCGTGTTTCCGGTCACGTCGGCACGAATGGCATAAGACCGTCGCTCAGTCTGCATCGGGTGACTCGCTCTCTTCGTCTTCGCGATCGGCATCCGCCTGGCCAGCAGTCGTGTCGAGCCGGACGCGCAACTGGTTAGCGACCGGGTCTGACACCGGGGGCATGCCGATGAACCAGCGCGCATCGTTGGGGGTCAGGATTCCCGACTCCACCAACTTCGTCAGTTCCTTCGCGGTGTCCTTCATCGTCCCGCGCAGCAGTTCCTGCAGGTCGTGTTCGATGCGGTAACCGGGGAACAGTTTCTGCTGCAGTTCCGCCTCGATCCGCCGCGCCCAGGGGCGCAGCGTCTGGTCCACCAGCGCGCGCTGGGCATCGAGGGTGATCTGGGTGCCTGCTTCGCTGGCCGCCAGGAATGACAGTGGGACGTTTAGCGCGCGGGCGATTTCGCCCATCGCCGCGGTACGGGCAGCCGTCAGGGCTGCCAGGTCATCGGTACCACTGACGCCCTCGATGCTTCCGCCACCGTCGATGATCAGGGGTTCCCCAGCGCCGCCGCTGCGCGAATGCTTCGCCTTCCAACTTGCCAGAATGGACTGCTTCGCCGTTTCGCTGATCGGGGTGGGGAACTTGAAACTGAGCCGACGCGACGTGCCTGTCTTCGCCATCGATGCCGCCCAGGCATCGAGGTTCGCGACCAGTTCCAACTGCATAGCGCACTTGTCCAGGGGGCTTTCGCCCAGCATCGCCCAGCGCGAGTAGCCGGACTTGATATGCAGCAGGTCGCTACTGCCGATCGGCTGACCGTCCAGCAGGTAGCGATAGGGGTCCGCTGACCAGTCGATGGTGATACGGCCACGGTCGATGGGCAGCAGTTCTGCCACTTCGCCGCTGTAGGTACGGGCCAGATAGACATAGGCGTTCCCCTGGCTGAACGCTTCCGTGATCATCCAGCGCCGCAAGTCCCAGCCGTTGACCATTTCGGTCGCACGACCAGTGAACAGGCTCAGGGCAGCAGGCTTGACTTCGGTATCGGCGCTGTCATAGGCACAGATGCTGACGCTGGCCAGCATGCTTCCGACGCCTTCGATGGCACGCTGCACGCCGGGGATAGCCTCGATCGAACTGGCCGACGAATCGACCAGCATCGAGGCATCGAAACCGCCGATGAAATAGCGGCGCAGCGATGAAAGTAGTCCCATCGCCTCCCCCAGTCTGAGTCCTGTTTTTTCCTGTCAAGGGGTCAGCGTGACATTTCTTGTCACTTTCCCCAAATATCCGCTATCTGGCGGATATCGATGGTGGCAACTAGATGGTGATGATGCCGCTAGGCGCGATCCACTGCTGCGACCTTCCCCGCAATTCCCACAGTCGGGACGCATTGACCGCCGCCACCACCGCATCAATGTTCTGGGTGGTCCGCCCCTTGACGGGGCGCTGGCCGCCATTGTTGTCCGTCCACAGAACCGCGTTTCTCAACTGGTGGATCAGGACGGGGTCATCGTGGTACCGAAGGTGCCTGCCGTTCAGTAGGAACTTGAAGGTAGCCCAGGCTGGCGCAGCCTCACGCTGGGCCTGACTGCGGGACTCGACTGGCAGCCCCAGCCGATCGATCAGCACCGACGTCACCCAGTGGCGCGTCCAGCCAACTTCGTCCACGCCAACGGTTTCGAGCTGCAGGCAGTCGCGCAGGATGGCTAGCCGCTGTTCCACCCCCTGAAAATCGATCGAATCCGTTCCGCTGTGTTCCACCAGCCCCTGCTGCACCCAGTCATACAGCCAGGGGCGCTCCGATCGCATCTGGTCTAGGTTCCCGGCACAGAATGACCAGGTGCGCAGCAGGCCGTATTCCCCCGCATCGACAACCACCGCCACGCTAGACAGGTCAGCGATGCCCGAATGCGCCACCCCCAGCGACAGGTCAACGAATGCCCAGGCGCGCCGCCCCCTGACATCATCCAGATTCCAGTCCCATCGCTGGCGCTCCAGGACGGCAGCGTCTAGCCCTACCTGCGTCAGGCCGCCGCCGGGCAGGTTCAGGTACTGCGTTCGGAAGTTCTCGATGCTGGCAGCCTGATCACCCAGGGTGGCGACCAGGCTGCTGATCGTTTCTTCCGTGATATTCCCCCTGCCGACCAGCAGCTGCGGATTCGCCTTGCGCCACTGCTTCGGATCGCGAATATCGCAGCCGGGGTCCGCCGCCCAGTGGTGGACCGCCCAGTCTTCCCGCAACCCAGACCCCACCAGCGCTTCCTCAGCCGTTCGCCGCCAGTGCGCCCAGGGCAGGCTGACGTCACCGTCAGCCGTGGTGGTCATCAGCATGATGCCGTGGGGCAGTTTCGCGCTGGCCGTGATCAGCCTGGACAGGAAGTCCCCCGGCAGCCGGGCCGCTTCGTCAGCCAGCACCAGATCCGGCGTCCAGCCGTCAGCCCGTTTAGGGTGGGTGGCGATGATCCGCAGCCTTGACTGCCCGTGATTGATGCCGGGCTGCTGGTTGTTGTGGACCGCTTTCCACTTGCTGTGCTTGCCGTCCGCTGGGTGGTGGATGGTCGCCAGAACGTCCGATGCCATACGGGCCTGCTGAAGGCCCGTAGCGGCGCTCAGGACCAGCCGGGCCTGCTCGGGGTCACGCATCACCCAGCCGGCCAGCAGGGCGGCCAGGGTGGTTTTCCCGTGGCCGCGCGGGACGCTGAAACTCACGATCCGGCAGGGGACGTCCCGGCAGATCGTGTCCGCGACCACGGGCCACCAGTACGGGTAGCACTCGATCCCCTGCGGTAGGCTGGCTGCGAACTGGTCAGCGATGTCCTGGCGATATCCGCCACGCCTGGCGCGGTTCGCGAACGCCACCAGACTGGCCGCCGTAACGGTCGAAACGTCGCCGGAATCGGCCACGCGTTCCGCCCACTCGATGGATTCGGTGAACTTCACGCTGTTGGAGGGGGGGAAGGCGAGGGTACGTAGCGGTAGCGTTCCGCTGGAATACCCCCAGGGCTATGGGGGGGGTCTAAACGCCTAGAATGCCTCAACTTATGGCAATGCTGGCATAGGAAAACCACGTTCGTCGGGTCCAGTTCCCTCGATGGATCCACCGAAATCGGGACAATATGATGGGCTTCGAGCCTGTCCGAAACAATCCTGCAGTCTCGGCATCGGAAGATGCCCTGCGACAGACGCAACTGCTCACGCAGGCGATACCAACTGCCTGACCGATTCCGCTTCAGGGTCGGGTCAGGCTTGCTGGGTAGCACTGGGTCCCACTTCCTAGGACGCATCGGGTTCCTTCAGGGCTTCGCGCCAGTCCATCACCAGTTCAGGCAGACTGTCCAGGCGCATCACCACCAGCCACTCGCAGTCATCCGCGCGCATCATCATCAGCGCCTGTTCCCCATCGAGCGCTGCGTCCAGTTCCACCTTCTGGAACTTGCTCTCGATGGTCAGCCTGGCGTAGCGCTTGACCTCGATCCGCCAGCCTGCCAGGTTGGTGACCAGATCACCAGCCCCCTTCACGCCATTTCTGGCCGATCGCTCAGCCTTGAGGCCCATCACCTTCCGTAACTGCTCGGCAGCCTCCAGTTCGCCCCTAGCCCCCTTCGCACGTTGCGCCCTACCCATTGATACCCCCTGAAATGAGACTTCCGGACTCGGTGTACAGCGAGAAATGCCGTAGATCGATATTGACCGATGGCTGCACGTCCGCTGGGTCGCCCCTGTCGGTTCGTCCATTCAGGTGAATCGGTGGCCGATCCGCCAGGACATCGAGCCGACACAGGCCGTAGATGTCATCGGTCCATCGAACCCATAGCCCCACGGCCAGTTTCTGCTCGGTAGCCAGGGCGCGCAGGCCGCTCCACTTGCGTTCAAACAGCATCACGGACCGATACTGCCAGTGCGGGACGTTCCTGCACTTGACTTCCAGAAACCAAATCGGCTGAGCGCCGCGGTACATGACGTAGTCCGCGACGTGAAACCTAGGCAGGGGGACTGCTCGGGCATGCAGCGCCTTATTGGCGACCTGAATCGCCTGCAGGGCGTTCTGGACGTCCTGTTCCTGTTCGTAGACGGGGCGCTCGGTCATCCCTCGCCCCTGATCAGATCGTCCTCGATCGCATCCTTTTCGTACTCAGTGAGTTTCGCGCGCAGGCGCTTCGTTTCCAGTGCCATCATGCGTTCCCGCAGGATGGAACTGGTCAGTAGCCCCTCCAATTCAACGATGCGCTGGGCAGCGTCCAGAATCAGCCTGGCATCGCTGCCAGGATCCAGATCCTGGCGCGCGGTGCATAGTCCGGTTCCGTATTCCCTCAGACGGTTCGCGATGTCTCTCATTCCGTTTCCTCCTCAGCGAGAGCGCCGGGTGCGGTCGCCCCATAGGGCGATCCGTCATCCCGCCGATCGAGCGCTTCTTCAAATTGCTTCAGTAGTGACTCAGGCAGTCGATGAACGGGCAATTTCATTCCGTTGACGGTTCGAACTGCATAGGGGGGGGTTGACAAACCCCCTTCCGGGTGGGTATCACGCGTGCTGCGGCACGACGCTTCGCTAGTGCTAGCGCGGTCCTCGCGCGCGTGACCCCCCTGATGGGGGGGTTCTAGGGGGGG